CACCTAGTGAAAAGTCTCACATGACAATCTTTGTCATGTAGTGGAAATTCTCAGATTCCCTATTGACCCCGCCTGCACGTTGTGGTATCTCTTTATGAGATGGGTGACGAATCCACGCCGGTTGACGTTGGCTCTGCGCCCGGTGAGGTGCAGGCTGGCGCCGGAGTTGTCGCCGAGCAGCTAGGTGACGTTCGCTGGGTATACGAGCATTACGGGGACAGTGAGGAGCAGCTTGGCGAGGGTGACGCGCCCAGCAAGGGGGCGTGGGGGCTGCTGTGTGCCTGCCGGCGGGACAAGAACGCATATCTCAAGGTGCTGGAGCGCATACACCCGCGCGACGGCGGGCTGGCGGGGGAGGAAAGCGCCGCGGCGCTGCTCGACCTGGAGGCGCGCGTCCAGCGGGAGTGGGGCGAGCTGGCGGGGGTGCTCGACCTGGCCTGCCGCCGGCCGGAGTTCGTGGAGCCGCTGGCGCGGTTTGCGGCCGAGTGGGGGCGCGAGCATCCCCGGAAGAGCGCCGCGGAGCTGGAGGCCATCGCCCGCAACACCAGCAACGTCATGGAGCCGGACGAGGTGCCGCTGTGAAGGGCAAGCGCCTCGGGCCGCACGTCATCCCGCGTTCGGGGCGCATGCACACGGCCTGGCGCTACTACGCCTACACGCGCTGCCGCGCCGAGCCGCGGCTCCAGCCGGTGTTCAAGGCGGCCTGCCGGCGCTCATCGCTGTTCTACATCAACACCTTCGTCTGGATCAAGGAGCCCCGCGCGCTCGCCTCCACCATCCCCTTCGCCACCTGGGACTTCCAGGACGAACTCATCACCATGCTGGTCAAGAAGCTGCGCGAGTCCGCCAACGACCCCGAGCCCGGCAAGGTGTACGACGTGCTCACCGAGAAGAGCCGCGACATGGGCGTCACCTGGACCCACCTCGCCGTGCTCGACTGGTGCTGGCGCTTCTGGGCCGGCACGCAGTTCCTGTGCATCTCCGAGAAGGAGGACAAGGTAGACAGGATCGGCGACCAGAGCGCGCTGCTGCCCAAGCTGGACTTCATCGAGGAGCGGGTCCCGGCCTTCCTGCAGGTGCGGGGCACGCGGCACGACCAGTACCACGGCCGCCGCCACCTGGTGGTCTATAACCCCCAGAACGGCGCGGCCATCACCGGCGAGAGCGCGAACGCCGACGCCGGGCGCTCCGGCCGCTACCTGGGCGTGCTGCGCGACGAGGAGGCCGCCGCGCCGTTCGGCACCGAGATCACCAACGCGCTGAACGCCACCACCCGCTGCCAGATGCGCGTCTCCACGCCGCGCGGCGCCTCGGGCTCGTTCTACGAGGCGCGCCGCCACGCCGAGCCCGGCGGCATCGAGGTGGTCACGCTGCACTGGTCCCGCCACCCGCTGTTCGCCCGCGGGCTCTACGAGTGGGACGGCAAGGACATCCGCGTGCTCGACGGCGCCTGGCACGCCGCCTACACCCGCAAGTTCGGCCGCCCCTACCCGTTCCGCCGCCAGCCCACCTTCTCCGACCCCGGCGCGCCGTGGGAGCACCTGCGCTCGCCGTGGTTCGACGCCGAGGTGGAACGCTCCAAGGAGACCGTCAAGGGCATCAGCCAGGAGCGCCAGATTTCCTACCTGGGCTCCGGCAGCCCCTTCTTCAACCCGGTGCGGCTGGGCGAGACGCGGCGCAAGTACGCGCGCACCCCGCCCTGGCGCGGCGAGCTGCCCGCGCTGCTGGGCCGCGACCTCCCCGACGCGGACGTGCGCGCGGAACGGTGCGCCTGCTGGTTCGACGTCATCGGCGGCAAGCCGCCGCAGAAGACCACCTACAGCGTCGCCTGCGACATCGGCACCGGCACCGGCGTCTCCGACTCCGCCGTCAGCGTCGGCGACGACCGGCTCAAGACCAAGGTGTTCGAGTTCTACTCCAACGGCATCCTGCCCGAGCAGCTCGCCGAGGTGGTCAAGGCCATCTGCGAGTTCTTCACCACCCCCGAGGGCGTGCCCTTCCACGCCTGGGACGCGGGCGGCCCCGGCCAGCCCTACGGCACCCGCTTCTGCCAGGTGGCGCCGACCATCCCCGTCTACTGGCACCACCAGGCCGGCAGCCAGAAGCGCGCGCGGCTGCCCGGCGTGCAGTTCGCGGGCATGGCCGGCCGGCCCAAGCTGGAGCTGTTCACCAGCTTCCGCTCCGCGCTGTTCGGCGGCTGGTTCATCACCCCCTCCACCACCAGCTACGAACAGGCCGCCGAGTACGTCTTCAGCGACCGCGGGCTGCCGGAACACGTGGCCGCGGCCAGGACCGACGCGCCCGAGGGCCGCGGCGAACAGCACGGCGACGTGCTGGTCTCCGACGTGGTGCTCCACGAAGCGATGCAGAACCGGCCGCAGCCGCGGCCCGCCAAGCCCGAGGTGCCGGTCGGCTGCCTCGCCTGGCGCAAACAGCAGGCCGCCGCCGCGGCCCAGGCCGAGGCGGCATGGTGCGGGTGGAACTGAACATGGGGCTGATGGGCATCGTCCGCAGCGCGAAGGAATCGCTCCAGTCCATCTGGGGCGACCCGCGTAAGTTCGACGCCTCGCACACCGTCACCGAGCCGCCCAGCCTCACCAGGGACGGCATCCCGCGCAAGCTCATGGACCGCGTGCGCAAGTCGTGGAACGACATGGAGCGCGTCCGCAACGAGCACTTCGCGGGCGTCCGCGCCTTCGTCGGCCCCTACTCCGTCTCCGGCGCCGCCGCCAGCATGTACCGCACCGTCGTCCCCGACGTCGAGGAGAAGCGCATCCCGCTGCCGCTGATCCGCTCCTTCGTCCAGACCTACACCCACCTGCTGACCAGCGGCACGCCGCAGTGCAACGTGGAGACGGAGTACGAGGAGCTCAAGAGCTTCGCCGAGGACTTCAAGGCGGTGCTCAACCGCCACCTGCTGGAGATAGAGATCGGCCCGGCCATCTCCGGCGCGGTGTGGTCGGCCATGTTCTCGGTGGGCATCGTCAAGACCGGGCTCGCCGAGGGCGACGACAGCGAAGGCTTCGAGGTGGACGGCGAGTTCCACGACATCGGCAAGCCGTTCAGCCAGTCGGTGTCCATCCGCAACTTCGTGGTGGACATGCAGGCCGACAGCCCCAACGAGATCAGCTTCGTCGGCGACCGCTACCTGCGCCCGCGCGCCTGGGTGGAGGCCATGCGCGAGAAGCGCGACGGCAAGAACCCCCCCGGCGCCGGCACCGGCATCGAGAACACCGCCAACTCCGCCATGCCGCCGCCCGCGCGCGCCAGCGGCATCCTCGAAGACGGCGAGCGGCGGCTGTACGACGAGGTGTGGGTCTGGGACCTCTACCTGCCCAAGCAGGGGGTCATGTGCCAGTTTGCGGACGGCGACGACCGGCCGCTGGACGTGTTCAAGTGGGACGGCCCCGAGGGCGGACCCTACAACCTGCTCGGCTTCGGCTGGGTGGACGGCGAGGTGCTGCCCGCCGCGCCGGTCCCGGCGCTCCGGCCGCTGCACGAGCTGGTCAACGCCGCCGCGCGCAAGGTGGAGCGCCAGGCCGCCCGCGCCAAGGAAATCTACGTCACCGACCGCTCCGGCGGCGACGACGCCGAGACCATCAAGGACGCGGCCGACGGCGCGGTGGTCGGCGTCGGCAACCCCGACGCGGTGCAGCCCAAACGCTTCGGCGGCCCCGACCCGGCGCTCATGGCGCTCATCCCCTGGGGCATGGCCGAGTTCGACAAGCAGGCCGGCAACCTGTCCATGCTCGCCGGCCTCGCGCCGCAGTCCGAGACGCTCGGCCAGGACCAGCTGCTCAGCCAGTCGGCCAACGCGCAGGTCAACGCGCTGCGCGGCGCCGTCATCCGAATGGTCACCAAGGTGCTGCGCCAGCACGCCTGGTACGTCTGGACCGACCCGGCCAGGGCCTACAGCGCCGAGAAGAACGTGCCCGGCACCGGCATCCGGCTCAAGGTCACGCTCGGCGCCGAGGTCCGCGAGGGCGACTTCCTCGACTACAACTTCGAGCTCCAGCCCTACTCCATGACCCAGACCACGCCCGCGGAGCAGGTGGAACAGCTGCGCCGCTTCTGGGCGCAGGACGTGATGCCCAACGTCCAGCTGCTCATGGCCACCGGCCAGGCCGTGGACGCCGCCGGCTACATCAAGCGCATCGCGGCCATGACCAACGTGGCGTTGGGCGACCAGGTGCTGCTGGAGCAGTCGCCGGACGCCATGAGCCGCCAGCAGCCGGAGATGACCCCCGAGCCCCCGCAGATCGCGGGCTCGCGCGGCCCACGCGCGCCCGTCGCGCGCGACCATAACGAGCAGTTCATGCAGGCAATCGGGGCCATGAGCCAGAACAACCGCACGCCATAGGAGGCACGCCGATGCAATTCTACGACCTCGCCGACTTCCGCGACTACACCAAGTGGACCGTGCTGTCCAACGACACCGTCAACCTGGCGCAGTACGCCTACGGGCTCTCCGGGGCCGGCGCCATCGAGTTCGACAAGTACAACGGCACCAACGACAAGACCTACGCCGGCGTCTACCGCTCCGACCTGGCGCACGACTTCACCGGCGGGGTGCTCTCGCAGTTCTGCTCCGAGGACCGGCTGGTGGTCAGCTTCTACGTCGGCGCGCTGACCGACATCGCCAGCCTCACCGTGGAGCTGGGCACCAGCGCCAGCCACCTGCACTACTGGACCATCGCGGACACCGGCATGACCGCGAGCACCTGGCAGTCGCTCTCGGTGAAGCTGGGCGCCCGCGGCATCACCGGCAACGGCATGACCCCCGGCTCGGTGCCGTACATGGCCGTGAAGGTGAACTTCGACGCCCAGGACAAGGCGCTGGAAGACATCCGCATCGACCGCGTCTACCTCGTCAAGAACACCCCGACGGTGAGCTAG